TTTTCGTTGGTCAAGAACATTGTATTACTTAATCGGTCTTTTCTTAAGTTCATATCTGGGGCGGAAAAAGAGTTGGCGCAATTGATAGACATCCTGATCCGTCATTTTCGCCTTGACCACATCGTGCAAGGTCACCTGTTTCCGCTTGTCCAGAAACGAAATCCACCGCACTAAATATACCATGGAAAACATGCCACATTCAGACCCACCATACTGATGGCGTATGGTATTATAGAGATTCTTAAATTTGCGCCGGCGACCAACTGACTTCGCATAGAGGTTGCCCGAGACCTCTAGCTCGTTCATAAAGCTCTGCACTTCTTTCGGGGGCATACCCGCATAGCTGTCATAGAAATAGGTCCCAAAGCAGCTCTGTGACGGGTCAATGCATGTAAAGAGGGCCACCCAATGCGATCCCGATTCATTTTGCTTGTCCAAGTTGATGACCATACCAATGTATTTAATCCCCTCCCCATTCAGCTTTTTAAAATCCACCGCACAGGTTTCCCGATACAGACATTGACCCGTATATTCCGTACTCTGAAAATCCACCGGATAAACCCCGAGGAACTTAAACGATGGATTAGCGCTCTGATACTGTTTCATGGCCTCCTCAATGTTAAAATTCGTGAGCCACGTATGCGGTTTTGTTACCCATTCGCGAGGCGTCTCCGGGCGCAATAAATTCTTAACCACTGGATCTTTATCCACATTCAGCTGATCCACCCAACACACTTCTTCCCCACTGCCACAGACCGGTTTCAAGCGCTCGTCTATCGCATTCCATAATTCCCGGTGTTTTAAGCCCTTTAAATTCGTAATCGGGCGCGCATGGGCTTGATTCAACGATTCCGCAATGCGTAAAAGCGCGGGTTTATCAAAGCAACTCTTAAATTTCTTATAATTATCCGTCTGTTTGGGTGAGCAATATGCCATCCCTCTCTTACTCTAATCATTAGAAAAAAAATTGATTCACTCAGGATATTAGTAACCATACCATTCCTATAAGGCCTATCTCCACTCATTTGAACCCCCTGTAGTTTAAGCACGGCCAACAACTTAAAAATAATCCGGGTATAGAATTCAGGAGATGTCGCAGCCGACGAATGTTGATGACATGCAAATTAAGAAATTTCTTCATAAATATACTACGAAGAAAGGTAATGAATTTACTCATACCTCCATAGGCAACCCTAAGCTCTGCCTCTATGTTAGCGATGAAGAATATCCCGTTTTTATGGAACACTATCGGACAGCCCTGTTGGCGGGCATGTCTCTCCATCTCACGGAGAAACCGAAAGATCCCGGACCGTTTCGGATAGATCTGGACTTTCGCTTTGCAATGCCCTCGCCAAAGTCGGAGACGCTTCCTCGTAACTATACCACTGCACACATTGAACGCATCGTAAATTGCTATAGCAAACTCTTGAAAGAGTATCTGTCTATCCCTAATGTAACGGCCTATGTGCTTGAGAAATCGGTGCCTACAGAATACAAAGGTAAATTGAAAGACGGTCTTCACATTATTTTCCCTGAGGTGATTGTCAAGCATACCTTTCAGCATTTTATCCGCCATCGCATATTGGCCGATGCGACGCATCTATTTGAGGGGCTGCAGCTGACCAATACCTATGAAAACATTATTGATGAGGCGATTATTGATCGGAATAATTGGCAGATGTATGGCAGCAGTAAGCCCAATTGCGAGGCGTATCGTGTCACGCGTATCTATACTTATACCGATGATGCGAGCGAGCTGGTGCAGACGCCATTGCCTCCAGCGACCAAACAGATGGAATGGTCGGAGTTGCTTTCTATGCGTCAGCGTGCAGCAATTCTAACACCTATTCACAGTGAAAAGCAAAAAGAAGTGGAGGAGTTTATTCGTGTGATTCTGCCTGCGATGATGGATCGCCGGAAGGATTCCCTGCATCAACAGGTCTTTGGCACAGCCGTTAATCTGATTCAGACATCTGTCTGCGACGAAGAGCTAGAAATCGCTCAACGACTGGTAAAGTGTTTGAATAAAGCCCGGGCCGAAAACTATGAAGAGTGGATTAAAGTGGGTTGGACATTGCGCAACATTGATAGCCGTCTGTTGCCAAGTTGGATTGAATTCTCAGAGGTGTCGGATAAGTATGTGAGTGGGGAATGTGAGAAACTCTGGGATCGGATGCGACTGGATACCCTCAGCATTGGCACACTGCGCTACTGGGCAAAGAAAGACGACCCTCTCGGCTATGATAAGATTGATGAGGATAATGTGCTCAAGCTCATAGACCGGGCGGCGGGCACTAAAGGAGCTGATTACGATGTGGCCAATGTGGTTTATAACATGTATCGCCATCAATATCGTTATACCAATAAAGATATTTGGTATGTCTTCCGCGAAGATAGACATCGGTGGGAATGCACCAAGGATGGGCTCCAATTGCGTAAGATTATCTATCAGATTATTTGCCAAAAGTTCATGGATCGTTCCACGCATTGGAATCAACAGTCTATTCTGCAACCGGAGAATGCGGAAGCTTATCAGAATCGGTCTAAATCGCTTCTAGAGATTTCGCTGAAACTAAAGCGAGCTGGATACAACGATAGCATTATTAAAGTATGCAAGGTGCTCTTTACCGACCCGAAGTTTGAGGAGCTCTTGGATTCACGCCCTCACCTGATTGGGTTTGAGAATGGTGTGTATGACATGCGCTTGCATGAGTTCCGTGAAGGTCTGCCAGACGATTATATTTCCTTTAGCACGGGTCGTCATTATATGCCCTATAACCCGCATACAGCAGAGGCCGTAGAAATCCAGGCCTTCCTGGCACAGGTCTTTACCAATCCCAGTATTCGTAAATTCGCTCTGGATGTCTTTGCCTCTATATTGGATGGCGGTATTCGCCATGAAAAGTTCTATATCTTTACAGGTTCAGGTAGTAATAGTAAGAGTAAGTTGCTAGAATTGGTGCAGCGCGCAGTGGGTGAATATTACTGCATTCTGCCGATTGCGCTCTTGACGCAGAAGCGCACGGCTTCCAATGCGGCTCAGTCAGAGCTGGAGCGCACCCGTGGTCGTCGTTTTGCGGTCATGCAGGAGCCGTCGGAAGGAGAGAAGCTTAACATTGGTCTGATGAAGGAATTGTCTGGTGGTGATACCATTATCTGTCGGGGTCTGTTTAAGGAGCCGATTCAGTTTAAGCCGCAGTTCAAGATGATTATGACCTGTAATGAGCTGCCTGAGGTGCCAAGTGACGATGGTGGCACATGGCGGCGTATTCGTGTGCTCCATTTTGATTCTAAATTCTGTGAGAACCCGAATCCCAACAATCCCAAGGAGTTCCCGATTGATACGGAGCTCGGTAACAACTTTGACCGTTGGTCAGACCCCTTTCTATCGCTCTTGATTGAAACCCATAAGAACACAGACTTGAAGAATATTGTGGAACCGATGGAGGTGCGGATTGCGACGGAGAGCTACAAGAAGAATAATGACATGATTGGACAGTATATTACGGATCGTGTTATCAAGGATGAGAACAGCGACCACTGTGTTATGTTGCAAGCCGCTTATATGGACTTTAAGATGTGGTCGACACACAATGTTCAGAAAGGCAAGCGCCTTCCCGATCGCAATCAATTGCGGGCTTATTTGGAGAAAACCTTTGGGGCTTATCCGATTGATGGCAAGGGCTGGAAAGGATTGCGCTATGTAGCTTCCAACGAGGAGAATCATGTGGAGTAAAAAATGAAATAATTGTAGAGTTATAATATAAAGCAAAAAGCGAATGGATATTCGGCGCATTCTATTTCACACGAAGGAGCTGCTGGCGATCAGAGGAGAAGATGGTGAGGCATTTCAAAAGGAAATAGATGAGATTGAAGAAGGCCGGTTTATTGACGAACAGATTACGATCACACTTAAAAACTACACGGTCTTCTTCGCAGTTTCAAAAGATAGTTTTAAAGAGCTCTGGGCGACGATTCGTGGTATGTCTTTTGAGGAAGTGGAAAAAATCTATAAGACTAAGAAATTCCTGATGATTCTTAGCGACTATCCGCCGTCCATTACGCTTCAAGCCATTCAGCAGAAGGATGTTAGCTTCGCACCCCATCAAGGATTTATCCAGATCTTCCTTACCAAAGAGCTTATGTATAATCCGAACAAACACTTCCTCGTCCCAAAACACGAGAAGATGACGGAGGAGGAGATTAAACAGTTAATGGAGGAGCTGCAATTGAAGGTAAAGACCCAGCTGCCGTTTATCCAAAAGACGGACATCATCTCACGATGGATTGGTCTAAAATCAGGTGACATCGTAAAGATCACCCGTTACAGCGAAACCTCTGGTGAATATTATTACTATCGGACATGTATTTAGAATGATTCCGGCATATTCTTTTTCTTATTTTTAGTTAAGGAAAACAATGGCAACTGCGAGTTTAGGAGATATTGCTGCCAAAATTAAATTCATAAACGATTCCTTCGTATTGTTGGAGGCGCGGACTGAACTTACAGGTAACAGCGCAGATACAATTATAGTAAATGCTGGGAATAATACGAGATTCCTATATAACATGTTTGATTTCGCAAGATTCAAAACCAGTATATTACCTACGACTATGTCACCTGTGCCGAGCATCACTACGCTACAACAAATATATGTCAGAGATGGTGCCACTGCTAACTTCGCACCGGCCACTTCGTTAGCGGCTATTCCTGCGACCGTTGCGGCGATTACGGCTGCGAACAGTGCCGAATGGAAGATTACCAGTGCAAATCTTTTAACCTCGGAGTATAACTACCATGTATTCTTAAATGCACTTCCTTCTCCGCATCTGCAAGCATTTGGACCTTCGTTAGGAGGCACCGCACTGGAGCTGTTAGATATATTGAATAATATTCGTATTGCTTATAATATATTAGATCAAGGTGCATTTTTAGATTATAAGAAAACCAAACAGGAGAGCAAGACTGATTTAACTACACCCATCGGCCAGTATAAGTTAAAATTAAATGCGGCTGGAACACCTACTGGAAAATCGGATACCATTAGCAATATAAGTGATATACGGACGAAAGTATTTAACATTATTGACTTGGACAAAATAGACGAGAAAAATACTCGCCTACAAATGGTGCGCCGCTTACTGTATCTCTATGAGTTAATCATTCATATTTACTTAGCAGCCTATCTGGTAGAACAAACGACGAATGCTGTATTACGGGTGCCATTCTATGATATCTTGTATGATACAACCGGTATGCTATACGCAAGAAATGATGTGGTCGATGATACAGGTAGTAATTTAAATCAAATCATTAAAGATTTACAAGTCAAGATGAATGCCTATGGTGAAAACAGTAACAGTATAGAAGCGGAAAATATTAAATTAAAAAAGATAAAAATGGATATTAACATTGAGAAGGATCGCCTAAACACTTCTGAATCCTATAAGAGTAAGGTATCCAAAGTATTTTATATTTACTTGGTTGTATTACTAATTGTGATTGGTGGAATTGTTATGATTATGCTGAACGAAACACTCAGTGATGGCATGAAAAAACTATTCATTGGTATATTGGCTGGAGTAAGTATCCTAGTAATGGTCGCCCTCTATCTATTAAATCGCTATGTGATCATGGAACCCTTTGCGGGATTAGTGACCTTACCCGCCAGTTTAGCAGCTGCCTCCGTAGAAAGTGGATATGCTTCATTTGTTGCGGATCAAACGGGTGGCTTACTGCGTGGTGCCATATATACATACCTTGTTAATACGATTAATGTAGGCTTAATCGTTGATTCCTATAAAGACTACGCTGATATGAACTATAGTATTTCAAAAGAAGTGAATTATTATACAAATAAAAACGAGACACTGAAAAAAGATAAGAATACCATTACCAATGCCCACCGTATCATGGAGTTAGAAGCATTTATGAATCGTTACCGCATTCACTATTTTGTGCAATTATTAATAACCATTACCGTGACCGCATTGCTCGTTACTTATCTACCTGTCCCTGGTCTCACAACCTTCTTAATTATTATTGCCGCGCTCCTCATCATGCTTTTCACGTATATGTATATCATCAATGTAAATAACTTGGTGCATACCGATGCGAGAAAGCTCTATTGGGGACAGCCGGGTGAGATTAAGAATCTACAATATTAGCCATATTTTTATAATAGACGTTCGTTTTATCTTGTAGGGAACTTGTAAATCCTTCTTCTTTTAACCATTTGCGGGTATATATATTGTAGCTACTATTTTCATTGAGTAAGAAATAGAGACAGATGTTATAGAAAAGGATGAGTCCAAAACTAATCCATAGATTGCGTGTGCTTACATAGAACATGGCGAATAAGATAATGCTCTGAACCCATGGATGTTGCACCAATTTTTTTTGCGCGTCCGTAAAATCCAACGTTAAGAATCGTGAGCCAATTTGAACAAGAAATACACTGATTGAATTTAATAAAATGGGATCCATTGGTGGTGTCTCTATAAAAAATAAACAAATTAATCGGCTTCGCTATCAGCTTTAGCTCTGCCTAGGAACTCAATATCTATGATTATTGTGGTCAGGATCAGAATATACAAAAGAGCTATGTTCTGGTCATAATAGAATAGCATCCATGAGAATGCGAGTAATAATACGAAAATCCAAGGGCGTTCGCTAATGCGTAGCATAAATTCCGGATAAGGTTTCGCGGGTTGGAGTGTGTAAAGAATAAAGAAGCCGCTTAGAAAACCCAGGATCAATCCTTTGAGAATGTCCATACTTTCTTTCAAAAAAGAAAATGTTTTAGATGGATAAGAAGGATGTCTCAGTATTGCACATTACAAGAGGCATACAACGTGCCTAGCTTTTCTAGAAAGAAAAGGGGGTGCCTTCCGGTAGAACCGAATGCCTCTGCGGATCCCTATGAGCCATACAGTGAGCAGCGCGGCAAAGAACTTACCAGTATAGAGAAATTTCAAGACAAACCCCAGGCCCGCCAAGATGCCATGGGGGAGGGCGAACGGGTTACCTACAAAGGTATGACCACTGATTACGATTATTACTGCAAGAACTTCGGTATCTGCGCATTAGAGGGATTTAACAGCAGCCAAGCCGCCCCTGTTACACCCACGGCTGTGCCCACGCCTGCACCCCTATCCGCCCAAGGCGGCCCCCATAAGGATAAATGTGCTCCGCTAGACCCGCCGAACTATGAATACCCGATATCGGACGCCGATAAAGCGAAATTCCAAGCCGCACTAAAGATTGCTCTAGAGCAAATGGAAACCTCTGTGCCACCGGCTC